TTACGCGAGTGTTGACATGGTGGACAAGCAGGGAGACAGAATCCCAACCGTTGCTTTGAAGAAAGCCTTCGGTCAATTCATGACGAACAAGGCATTCAGGAACGTGCAACTGGCTCACAGTGGCATTCAAGTTGGCGAGGTCGTTGACAACCACACTGATTCAGATGGTCGTATGTGGAAGTCAGAGGTTGACGACCACGGACTCTTCGTCGTATGCAGGATACGCAGCGACATACAGAAGGCCCGTGAGGTCCAGAAGCAAATTAGGGACGGCGACCTCCGTTCCTTCTCCATTGGCGGACAAGCATTGTTCCGCGTTTCCAAGACGACCCCAGAGCATGGGTCGCATCGTGAGATTACCGACCTTGAATTGCATGAGATTACACTGTGCAAGAAGGGAATTAACCCTGAGGCACGGTATTCGATCTTAAAGATGGATAACACAAATGAAACGGTGGAAAAAATGACAGAAACAGCAGAAGCATTGACAGAGATAAGAGACAGCCTCGCACATGTCCTAAAAGCACTCGACAAGGGTGAAGAGAAAGACATGAAAGAGGAGAAAGAGATGAAGGGCATGAAAGAGGACAAAATGTATGCCGAGGACAAAATGGATAAGTCCGAAGAGAACGTCGATGGCGCTCTCGCATACATCGACACCCTTGAGAAGTTCGTCCATGACGCAGGTGTGGACCTAGACTCCATCCGCTCGCGGTTCGGACTAGAGAAGGCCTACATGGTCGGCGTTGACGGCCAAGGCGGATACTCCCACCGTGGTCAGGGCGACGAGATCGGTAGCGGCGAGGATGCATCAGAGGCAGCAAAACCTGCTCTAGCAGCACCCGGCGGCAACAAGTACGTCATCAAGACTGGCGGCGTTCCTAACATGAACATGAATGCTCCAAGCGGTGGATCCAATGTAATCAAGGCCGGAGAAGTAACTCCAGAAAGCCTTGAGAGAGGATACAGGGCATACGCAGCAATGAGAGATGAAGAGTCCCTCAAATCTGTCGTGAAATCCGATTGGGAAGCAAGATACAATGCAGAGACTGCTCGCGCTGAAGAAGTGCGAAAGTCCCGCGATTACTCTGGCCAGATCGACGCCTTGAAGGCTGAGATCTCCAGCCTACGATCCGAGAGCGCAGACATAGTGAAGTCTGCCTCCGCAGTACCTGAAACAGACATCAGAGTCCCCACCAACGAAGAATTCTCCCAGATGGGTGATGGAATCGACGGATGGAGAGCCACTGAAGAACTCGCAAGGAGGGCTCTCAGAGGGGAATAATTCCTTTCTATGGAGATAACTAGAGGTGAATAAGATGAGTGGATCAAGAGGATACATACGAACAATAGAAGACATGGAGCGGCTTTACTACGGAGCCGGAGCCGGATCGAACGCATGGGCATACAGTGGCACTGACCTTCTAAAGGCAGATTCCCCACTGGTATCGTCCACAACTGGTACATACCAAGCAATATTTGGCCGAAAGGTGTGGTCGCAACTCAACCAAGAGTTCAACGCCTTCTCAATACTGCCAAAGAAGCCATGGGAGAAGTCCGGTTGGAGAGTCGTCACAGACAAGCCATCCTTCACAAAAGGCGGCGGTCTGCCAGAGAACGGCACTCTACCAGAAACCAGCAAGCCCTCCTTCGCAGAGGTCAGCACCAAACCCAAGACAGTTGCTCACACATTCGATCTGAGCGAGACTGCAATGTTCCTAGCCGACAAAGATGACGGCCTAGGAGACGCAAGGGCTGTCATGAAGATGGAGATGTCGAAGCACCACGCAGAACACATCAACAGAATGCTACTAGCAGACATAGATACCCCAGCAGGAAACGACTTTGAGTCGATTGACAGGGCAACTTCCTCCGCATTCGTGGAGACTGCTTCCTTCAGCGATGTAAGCAATATATCTGACCACAACCAGTACAACATCACCAGAAGCACAGGCAGCACTCGCCAGTGGTACGATGCAAACGTCGATGCTGGATCAACCAGCACTGAGAGGCCCCTAACGCTGAACATCCTTGACGGTATGTTCCGAAGCATCTGGGAGCGCGGTGGACAGCCAAAGGTCATCCTAACCGGCTACGACACGCTTGAGAAGATCCAACAACTTCTCCAGCCACAGCAGAGATTTACCGAGATGAAGAGAGTAGTTCCCGGCGTCAACGGCGTCAAGGGTGTTCCCGGAATGGAAGCAGGATTCGTTGTAGCAACCTACAACGGCGTTCCTCTAATCCCATCCAAGGACGTTCACGCTGAGTCTGGTGGCCTATCAAGGCTATACTTCATCGACTCTGACTACACATACTTCTGCACCGCGAAACCAACGCTATACCACGAATCCGGTATCGAGACTGGTGATCCATTCGGCATCAACAGGCTAGGACAGATGGGCATGTTCCACACAATGGGTGAACTATGGCAACTCTTCTATGGAGCGCACGGTAAGATTAGGGACTTGAGTGCCTGATTGGAGAACACGGTGGAGAAAATAAGAGGTGAAAAAAGATGGCAAACACAAATTTGACAGGAAACGGAACAATAGTCTTCAACAGCCGCCTATGGGGCGGAGTTGGAGAAGATGACACAGCATGGCTACAAAGCCCAATGGGAAGCAATGCAGCAACAGGCACGGTTAGTATGGCTGTTGTTGATGTAGTTGTAACCGATGGCGATGCAGCCTTTGCATACGACTTAGCACTTGCAACCAACGCAGTGTCAGGATCTGCCCTAGTAGGCATTCTTGGCGCTCACAACATCACGACTGCTGGCGGAAACGCCTTCACAGTCGCAGGAAACGTATCGACCACCACGTTGCTCAAACTGACACCAGCATCCGCTGGTCAGGATGGCGACACGGTTCGACTCACATTCCTATACCGATGAGGTGAGCCCTATATGGCTCTGACACTACGATATGTAGGTGCGCGATCATACACTGAGTTCCTCGTTTATGGAGTTCCATACGGGTTCTCAAGAGGTATGGAGCGAACCGACATCCCCGACGCATGGATCGAAGAACACATACGCCCCTCGATAGAGGCGGGTGTGACGATGTGGGAGATCGTTGATGCGGGTGCAAAGGAAAAGACCGAGAAGATGAAGCAAGTAGTCGAAGCAGCGGCTCCAGAGCCCTCTCCAGCCCCAGAGGTTGTTGAGGAGCCAGAGCCCGTTGCCGAGCCTGCTGCTGATCCAGAAACTTCAGACGATGGCGGATTCAATAAATCAATGACTCGCGCTCAGATGATGACGTGGTGTTCCGAGAGAGGACTATCTGTCAGCAACACTGACACGAAGGCATCACTGACTGAGAAAGCCATGGCACATCTCAGCGGTGTTTGATTATGGCAGACAACTTCACTGACACTATTGACGGCGATGGACGCTACGCAAGTCGCGTTCGCGTGAACCGCAAGGTCATTGAGTTTGACGGCCTAGCAAGTGCGAACAGTGAGTCCAAGACAGTGTTCTTGAACGGCAAGATTGGCAGGATCATAATCGATCCTAGCCGATGCACATCCACAAGCACCACTGCCACATCGGGTTCATTGGAGATATTCATGGACATCGAGAATGCAGCGGGGACTCAATACTCATACTGCGACAAGTTGGACTTCCTCGACTTCAGGGATTCAAGCAACTCGCCTCTGCACTTCCAGACATCAGAGGGAGGTAACATGAATGCAGACGGAGGAGCCACAAGCGGATTGCACTTCACAGTCACCGCTCCCGGTAGTTCAAAGGCAGGAACAATCGTCATCGATGAGCCTGCTGCATGGAACGGACTCGTCTGTGGACAGGTCACTTTCAAGGTTGCAACGTCTGCCGGAACATTCGATTCGGACACTGGATCTCTAAGGCTCACAGTGCTGTTTGAGTGAAAAAAATCCGAATCCGTTATAATGGATTGCAAACAGTGTGATTGACAATGGCCCTTACTGTCGAACAACTTGGACGAACAAATGTGACGGGAAACCGATTGACTGTCGCTCTGAAAATAACCTGTGATGATTCCTATCCCACTGGCGGAGAGGCTCTTGACTTGACGGCATACGTCAACAACATCGAGACTGTAATGGTCGAAACGAGCGGTGGCTTCGTCTTCGGATATGATCGAACAAACAAGAAACTCAAAGCGTTTGAAGCAGGGGCAGATGGAGACGCATTGGACGAGGTTGACAACGCAACCGACCTTTCCACAGTAGTCACATTCATCACAGTCACTGGTGGAAGGGCCTGAAGGGGGCTTTCCCTTGGGTCTTGAACTAGGCGAAATTTGCTTTGAAGAAGCACACGAAATAGAGCGCAGGCGGAAGGTCCGCCTCGCTGAGATCTCTGGTGATGACGGTGGTTACGTCGGAGAGGATGATTCTCCTTTCAGTTCCAATAATATGAAAAACGCTCAGAAAATCAAGATGAAGGTTTCAGGAAAGCAAAGATTCGATATACAGAACATAGGTGCGGGGACAAGGTGCATGTCATGTGGGCTGCTACATTTCTGCTGGGCTCCCAAGTGCGCCGGTTGCGGTGGGCCCATTGACTACAATTTAGGGAGGCAAGGATGATGTCAGAAGAAGTGAACGATATATGGGATAGCATAGTAAAGGCTGTTTATTGCAGTGTCTGTCAGCATTACGAGGATGAGACTAATGGCGAATGTCCCAAGATGAATCATTCCATGAGAGCATGTCCTGCTAGAAGGGCAGCAGACAAGATGAGAATGAAAATCAAGGCATAGTTTCAATGAGATGATGGAGGATGATGTGTAATGCCGCGTGTGTTCAATCCCGGTCATCGTCCTAGTCAGCCTCTATATCCTGACGAACTCGTATATACGACGGTTTCCAAGATAGAGCAATTCCTGCAACTACCTCTTCCAGAGAGAACTCCTCTTGCAGGAGACTCATCGGTATCAGGATCTAATATCCTACTGCCGGTGGCAGGAGCGGATTATCGAAGATGGGGATATGCCAGCGGTGATTCCATATTGGTCTATGACGACAACGATGCCGTTGGCAGCACTTTGACACTAACAGGAGTATCTTCTTCTGGAAGCAGCGGTGTCGTGAATCTCGTTGCCGCCAACCCCGGAACGGCATATCAATCAGCATCCAATAGGAATGGATACATCCAGCCTCAATCCGCATTGAGCAACAGCAAGGAGAGAGGGATAACGAAATCCCATGTCGAGCATCTGATCAAGATAAAGCAGGACTACATCGACACGCTATGCAGAATGTCATGGAGGCCTAGGATAAAGGTCGATGAGTATCAGAACTTCACTACGTTCAAACCATATCGAAGGAGATACTACACAGATTACGTCGGTGCTGTCTATCTCAACAACAGAGCGGTACAAAGAGTATTGAGATTGGCAGTATGGCAAGGTGACTATTACCGTGAGTTAGCGGCAGCGAGAATCAAATTCACCATAACAGACAAGCACAAATTCGCAGGTACGGAGAAAATATTCCTATGTCCCAATGTTGGTCATGTAGCCACATTGGAAACTGGTTCGACATCAACAACATGGTCAAAGGATTTCGGTCCTAAGACGATAGCCCAAGAGATATCAAATCTCATCAACACAGATTCAGAGGCAGGTAAGGCGGCCATACAGATAGGATCGCTCACGGAAAACGGAAGCAACTTGAATGTGAACAATGAATTCCTCGCTAGTGCTAACAGCGATGAAGGAGATGGCGTTGTTCTGGTAAGCAGCATGAGATCAACCGACGAGGGAGAGGATACGACTATCGCATTCACTAATTCACATTGCTTTTCAACCGCACTCGGAACCGATGTCCAAGCGACCATATCGTCCGTAAATGGCTCGGAATTCGTCCTAGACGACGCATCGGCATTCGTTCAGGGCAACGGGTTGTATTTCATAGAGGGCAATGGAGATCTGGTACACGTCGCCAGATGCACAAGAAGTGACAATACAATCACCATACAAGCAGACCTGACATCATCATTCGCAAATGCCCTCAGTGTCAGCGGCACAGTCAGGCAGCACAGGTTCTCATCCGATGCTACCGAGGAGCAGAGACAGAAGGATTGGTGGTCGATGGAGGACAACGGCGCTATCATGTTCAACAACCAATATCCGTTCTTTGAGAATCACAGTCTGAAGATATCCTACGTCTATGGAGAGAGATATCTGGATAAGGCGATAGAAGATGCTTGTACCAAACTTGTGGCTATGGATATCATGCTTACAGATGATTACACCGCGCTTTTCCCAGAAGGTACGAGCAACCTAGACATAAGTGCTAAAGTGCAGAGAATGGAATCAGAGATAAAGCAACTTCTGACCCCGTATCAAGAAACCATTGTCGTCGCAGGGATGGGTGGTTAGTCTGTGGATGATCGATTCATAGACCATCTCAAGAACCTCAAAAAGGCTTTTGATGACGAGTCGAAGGCAGCAAAAGAAATGGTTTCTAAAGAGCCCACATACAGAATGAAGATAAAGAATGCAGAGGTAGCCATGAATGAGGCGGATGGCTCGCCGTTCTCGGAAGAGGAAATAGAGCGCAACGTGGAGATCATTATGGAGAACAACCCATATCGAGTGGCATATAGGATGGCTCAGCGTGAAAGAGAGGAGGCGATGACTGGTGGTTGACGCAATTGCATCATTAGTAAGCATCCTCCAATCCAATTGGAACAAGCCACCTCAACCAAGCATAGAGGACATCGCTAATCTCGACAAGGGAGATGCAAAGAGAGTTAGGATGCTCGACAAGGATGTAATCAGGATATTTGAGACGGCGCATAACGAGGCGCAACCAGAGTTGCTGTATGATTTCGTCAACCAGCACGTCAACCTGACGATAGACATTAGAAGCGTCCAGACAAGAGCAAGATTGTCTGAACTCAGGGATGAGACTAGAAGGATCCTACACGCTTTCAGAAAGGGCGATGGAATCAATTTCGACAGAATCATCTTCAAGACTAGGACAGACCTGTCCGACAGATCGAAGAAACTCTTCAGATACACGCTCCAGTGCGAGGTCGTCACATTCACTCTCGATGCGACGGGGGATGGAGGGGCTGTCGTCAACCCTGCGACAGGAGCAGTCACTGTCGGTCAGGCTCAAGCCTTCGATACTGATTTGACTGCTTTGGCCGCTCTCACTCATTCAGATGGCGCATTCATAGTGAGCGACGGGACGACATGGGTCGCAGAATCCGGTGCAACGGCAAGGACATCATTGGGGCTTGGGAGTCTAGCCACCAAGTCAACCATTGACACCACGGACATAACTGGATCTGCCATCCTCACATCATCGGAGTCCTTCGCTGACTCGGACACGGCCATCATGACGGCTGCTGCCATCGAGGACAAGATTCTCTCATATGGATACACCACTGAGACTGGCGACATAACAGGTGTGGCAGCGGGGACGGGGTTGTCAGGTGGGGGGACGAGCGGAGATGTCACACTCAATGTCGATACCAACACCATCGCTACCAAGTCATATGTCGATACGTCTGTCAGCAATCTCGTTGATGGCGCTCCGGGCGTCCTCGATACGTTGAACGAGTTGGCTGCTGCCATAGGCGACGACGCGAGTTTCACCACCACCATAACAACGAGCATAGGGACCAAGTTAGCCAAGGCCAGTAACTTGTCCGATCTAGCCAGCGCATCCACAGCGAGGACCAACCTCGGCCTTGGGGCTTTTGCCACACAGTCTCTCGCCAATGGTGGCGATAACAGAATCATAACAAGTACGGCTTCTTCCACATTGAATGCAGAGGCTACGCTAACATATGACGGAGCCAAATTGCAGATAGACAACGGTGCAGGTGAAGTCATAGGGATAGGAGGAGGGGGGACAGGATATCAATCGATAGAGATAGGCGGCGACACTGGCGCGTTCATTGATCTCAAGTCCCCGGCATCCGATGATTTCGATCTAAGGATAATCTCCACTGGATCTGGAGGAACCATACAGACATCCTCTCCTTTGACGCTCCAGACTGGATCTGACAATAGCGACATCACCTTGACCCCTCATGGGACTGGCAATGTTCAAGTCAATGCCGATATAGTAATCACGGGCGGGGTATCTGTATCTGGAGGATATGGTCTAGCAGCATCTGACATCCCCAGCCTAGCAACTTCAAAGATAACATCTGGAACCTTTGCAGATGCAAGGATTGCAGCCTCAAACGTGACACAGCATCAAGCCGCTCTATCAATCACCGAATCCCAGATTAGTGATCTTCAATCCTACTTAACTGCTCCCAGATCCGTCACTGCTGGCGGTAACACTCTCGCCAATGGGGAAACATTGGCCTTTACTGCTGGAACGGGGATCACTATATCTGAAACAGGCGGTGCAGTGACTATTACCAATTCTGTTACTGATACCAATACATTCCGAACAGTGACAGCAGGCGGAAACACACTTGGGGCATCGGAGACATTGGCCTTCACTGCTGGCTCTAATGTGACGATAACAGAGACTGGAGGAGCAGTGACTATTGCTTCTACTGACACCAATACACAATTGACTCTTCTCGACCAAGACGATATGAGTTCAAACAGCGCAACTGCTGCTGCTAGTCAGCAATCCATCAAGACCTTCGTCAACAACAAGGTTGCCGACTTAGTTGACTCAGCACCGGGAACTCTGGACACATTGGGCGAATTAGCAACTGCATTACAGGCCAATGATAGCGACATCACCACTATTACCACTGCATTGGGGAACAGGTTGAGGGTAGATGTCAACGATCAGAGTCTAAGCGCCACTTATCAGAGCAACGCGCTGACAAATCTAGGAATTACCGCCTCGCTTGCTGAGATCAACATTCTCGATGATGGTTTGTCGGCATCTGATATTCCTAACTTGGATGCTTCCAAGATCACCAGTGGGACACTGGGCACTGTC